AATATCCTAAAAAAATACATCGTATTTTTAAAGACATTGTGGCAAAAAGTCCTGGTGGAATAACAGAAGATGAAAAAAGAGCTTTAAATACATTAAGAGATTTAAATTCTAATCTTTCAACTGAAGAGTATGAGAAAGAATGTCTAAATGTTATACATACTATTTTAAGGACTCCTTCACTTGCTTCTGGTGGTGCAGATTTGGCTGAAAGTATAACAGGTTTGATACAAACTAAAAAAGGACATGAGATTTATTTTCCAAGTGATGTTACTTATAAAGTAGGTGATATGATTTCTTTGGGTGATTTAGGTGATTTAAATCCTACTGATCCTGATTATTATAATAAAGTTGCTGACGCTGCATCTTCTATTATAGTAACAGTTGAAGCTGAAGGACCTGCTAGTGTTAAAGTGGGTGCAGGAGCAGCTAGTTCTGCTGAAGAAAAAGTAAGAATGACAGAGTATGAGAATCCAAAAACAAGGTCAGCGTTAAGTGGTTTAGTATCAACTCATAAGTTAATGTTTGATAAACCTCAAGATTTAAATAAAGCAGATGAGAATATTCAGAAAGCAAGAGATCATGCTCTATCTATTGGTATTACACAAGAAGAGCTTGATAAGATAGATGAAAAGGCAAAAGCACAATCAGCAAAATGGAAAGAACTTTGGAAAGGAAGAGCAAAGAAAGGTACTGAAGATTGGTCAGATGAAGATTGGGATAAAATGGAACAAACTTTGGTTAGATTTGCACAATCTCACTTATTAATTCAAGATATTAATAATAAGGATATGATATACCAAAAATTTACAAACTATAGGTATAATGATAAAGTAAGTGGAACAGAAGTGGATAGAACTGATGGTGTTAATTGTTTAGGATCTATTAAAGCTGCTATGAATATGGGATTTACTTGGAGTGAAGGTGGTGGAGTGAGACCGCAGAATACTTTTTCAAGTAGAATTGGTAATACCTGTAAGGATGTGAAAAAATAATATGAAGACACAATTATTAGCAACATTTTGTAAAAGAAATAAACTATACGAAACTATAGATTTAATTATAGTGTGTAATGAAATCATTTTTGATAAGATATATGTATTTCAAAATGAAAATGATTATCATCAATTGATTTGTACATATAATGTAGAAGCAACAGATGAATTTACAGATGGCACTATAGATACTATTTCTATACATAGAAAGAAACAATCCAATACATTGTACACTATAAATGCACTTAATGAATTGGTTAAAGAATTGAACAACGGGGTTTTGAATAATAAATTTCCAGTTCCCTGGGAGAATTATAGAAATCGTTTGCTATTGACAAACGATGAAGGACTATATGAGATACCTACAAGGGTATATTCAATAATACATACTAAGTCTTGGGAATCCAAATTAGACGAAAAATAAATTGTATTTTCAGAAAGTACAATGATATATATTATTGATGTTAATTGTTACACTAAGTAAAACAATAATAAATGACAAATAGGAGATAGAAAATGGATATTAGCGCAATCAAGAAGCGTCTTAATCAGCTTCAAACTACAAACACTCGTACATCAAATCTTTGGAAACCTCAACCAGGTACAACTCAGATTAGAATTGTTCCTTATAAACATAATAAGGAAAATCCTTTTATTGAGTTATTTTTCCATTATGATTTGGGTAGAAAATCTTATCTTTCACCCGTTTCATTTGGTCGTCCAGACCCGATTGAAGAATTCGCACAGAAACTAAAATCTTCTGGTAATAAAGAAGACTATCGTTTAGGTAGAAAAATTGAAGCAAAAATGAGAACTTTTGCTCCAGTTGTAGTTCGTGGTGAAGAAAATGAAGGTGTTAAGTATTGGGGCTTTGGAAAAACAGTTTATCAAGAACTGTTATCTATAATCGCAGATCCTGATTACGGAGATATCACAGATCCAATGAATGGTCGTGATGTTTCTGTAGAATTCAAGACAGCAGAAGAGACAGGCGGTTCGTTTCCGAAAACGACTATTAGGGTTAAACCTAATCAGACTCCAGTTACGGAAGATGCTGATGTTCTTGAACTAATGACTAACAACCAAACAGACATTCGTGAGATTTATAAGGAACAAACTTATGAAGAACTTACAGAAGTACTTAACGATTGGTTAAATCCTTCTGAAGACGAAACAGAAAAAAATGGTGTTAAGGCAGAGAGTTCGGATAAATCGGTAACACAATCTGTAGTTAAAGAAGATGTAAAATCTACAGAAGATGTGTCGGCAGCATTTGACGATCTATTTAATAAATAAAAAACAGACAATAAGTTGGGGAGTGATTGGTTTCGCTCCCCTAGGTTTTGAATTGAAACGGAGTTTATAGATGTCTACAAGAGACAAATTAGCAGGGGCTCTAGCTGAAAGTTTAAACAAAACATTCAAAGATACAAAAGTTGCATACTTTCTTGATGGTTCTGGCACAACACCTACAGATATAAAAGAATTTATTTCTACAGGTTCTACATTATTAGATTTAGCAATATCAAATAAAGCAAATGGTGGTATTGCAGTTGGTAGAATTACAGAACTTAATGGATTGGAATCAAGTGGTAAATCTTTGGTTGGTGCACATCTTTTAGCAGAGACTCAAAAAAAGGGTGGAGTAGCAGTTTATATTGATACAGAAACCTCAGTAAGCCAAGACTTTTTAAAAGTTATTGGTGTAGATGTAGGTACAATGTTATATCTACATTTAGAAACAGTTGAAGATATATTCGCAGCAGTAGAAGAGATTGTAGCAAAAGTTAGAGAGTCAGATAAAGATAGGTTAGTAACTATTCTTGTAGATTCACTTGCAGCTGCATCAACAAATGTAGAGATGGAAGCTGACTTTGATAAAGATGGTTGGGCTACAAGTAAAGCAATCATTATATCTAAAGCTATGAGAAAAATAACACAAATGATTGGTAGACAGAGAGTAGCTCTTGTGTTTACAAATCAACTCAGACAAAAACTTGGTGTGATGTTCGGAGACCCCTGGACTACAAGTGGTGGTAAAGCATTACCATTTCACGCATCTACAAGAATTAGATTGAAGAACAAAGGTCAAATCAAAGATACTAAAAAGAATACAATTGGTATGACGATACTTGCACAAGTTATTAAGAATCGTTTAGGTCCACCTTTGAGAAGTTGTGAGTTCCCTCTATATTTTGAGAGTGGAATTGATGATGTGGGTAGTTGGTTAAAAGTGATGAAAGATCATAAGATAGTGAAACAGGCTGGTGCTTGGTATACTATAACTGACCATTTAGGTGAAGAACATAAATTTCAATCAAAAGAATTCGCACATAAGTTATCAGACCCAGACTTTAAATCATATGTATATGACCAAATTTGTGAAAAGGTAATATTAAAGTATGATATAAAAGATTTAGGTATTGATGATGTTATTGAGACAGATGAGGTGGTTGGTGAATAATGTCAAATGCCAAATATCTGTCTATATTTGAAGAGATAAAGAAAAAGGGGGGATCTGTAGATTTTGATAACCCCGACAAAAAAGTTTTAATAGTTGACGGCTTGAACACTTTCATTAGGGTGTTCAGCGTAATGCCAACTCTAAACGAAAACGGTGTTCATGTTGGTGGTATTGTTGGTTTTCTTAAAAGCATAGGATTTGCCATTAATATGTTTAATCCCACCCGTACTATCATTGTATTTGACGGTAAGGGTGGGAGTAACCGCCGTCGTAAATTATATTCCGATTATAAAAATAAACGTAGAACTTCTTACAGAGTCAATAGAGTAGAAAGTATTGGTGGAAATGTTGATGAAGAAAGAAAGAATATGTATATGCAGCTTAGAAGAGTTGCAGACTATCTTGAACTATTACCATTAACCACTATATCCGTAGATGGTATCGAAGCAGATGATGCTATAGCATATATTGCAAAGAGTGTAATACCAAATGGTAAGAAAGTCATTATGTCAACCGACAAAGATTTCTTACAGTTAGTATCTGATGATATCAAGGTTTGGTCTCCTACAAAAAAGAAATTATATGACAAAGAAGCAGTTTTAGAAGAGTATGGATTGACGCCTGAAAACTTTATTCTTAATAAGATAATTGAAGGAGATAAATCAGATAATATACCTGGTGTAAATGGAGTAGCAAATAAAACTTTGATAAAAAATATACCAACTTTGGCTGAAGATAATACTAATTATAGAATAGATGAACTACTTAAATATTCTCATGAAAATAAGGATAGTGGTGGTAGTTTTTTTATAAAAATATTACAAAGTAAAGATATACTTGAACGAAACTATAAGTTAATGCAATTAGAAAATGTTGAAATTAGTGCTTCAACTAAAACTAAATTGATTGATTTAATCAGAGGTCCTATCAGACGATTAGTTAAATATAAATTCGAATCCATGTTCATGGAAGATAGATTATTTCAGAATTTACCAAATGTAAGTAGTTGGTTAGCTCAGAACTTTACTACTATGGATAAGTACGCGGAGAAAACCAATGGGTAGAAAAAGAAAATATTTTACTGCTAAAGAAAAGAAAGAAGCACAACGAAAATGGCAGATGGAACACTATGAGAGAAATAAAGAAGTTATTCTCAAGAAAATGAAAGAGAAATATAGACTTAAAAAGGTTAATGCATTGAAATCAGAAAAAATGAAGACGATATATGGAGAGTAATACATTACATACGTATGGAAATGCCTTTCAATCAAAAACTATTTCTGCATTTTTAACTGATAGTTTATTTTTACAAACTATTATAGAGATTGTTAAGCCAGAGTATTTTGAATCGGAAGCAAATAAATGGCTAGTTACAGAAATACATAAATATTTTATTAATTATAAAACTTCACCTACATTAGAAGCATTGAAAATTGAAGTTAATAGTGTAGAGAATGAAGTTTTTCGTCTTACTATAATAGAAGCACTTAAAGAAGCTTGGAAACACAAAGATTCTACAGATTTAAAATATGTTCAAGAAAAAACATTAGATTTTTGTAAGAATCAAGTTCTAAAATCTGCTATTATGGAATCTGTAAGTCTATTAGAAAACCAAAACTATGATGGTATTAAAACTGTTATAGATAGTGCTATGAAGGCAGGAACTGCTGTTGATATAGGACATGAATATAATATAGGTATAGAAGAAAGATTAACTAAGTCTACAAGAACTACTATAAAAACGCCATGGGATGTGATAAATGATATAATGGATGGTGGTCTTGGAGAAGGTGAGTTGGGGGTGGTTGTTGCGCCTGCAGGTATTGGTAAAACATGGTTATTGCAAAGTATTGCTGCAGGCGCAATTAAAAAAGGATTTACAGTAGTACATTATACTTTAGAATTAAATGAAAATTATGTTGGGTTGAGGTATGATACAGTTCTTAGTGGTATAACTACTCAAAATATAAAATATCATAAAGATGAAGTAAAGAAAATAATTGAAAGTGTCCCAGGTAAGATGGTTATTAAATATTATCCAACACGGGCAGCAACAGTTAA